GCTAAGGAAGTTGCACAGTCTGCTAAGGAACTTGCAAACGTACAGATTGCAGCATCACAGAGACAAATTGACCAACTCACTAACCTGTTCGCGGCAGAACGCGCAGAGCGTATCGCAGGTGATGTAACTCTGACAAATACTGTTAATGACAGTGTTAGCGGTAGTCAGCAAGGCACTCTTACAGCACAGCAGGCAGCAGAGCTGTCAGCAGTAAACAGCGTAATGCAACAGACTTACTCTGACTTTGTAACAGGTCGTGCAAGTCTTAACCCAGCACCTGTTTCTCTGTATTCAGCACCACAGCCTTGCAACTGCCCAGGTTGCGGCTGCAACGGTTAAACAAAAGAAAAGGGAGGAATTTGCTTAATGTGTACTAAACCGTACAATTAAGCAGGTTCCAACCTTCTTAAAATCTACACGGCAACATGTTATGGTTTACAAACAAGAAAAAGATGGAGATGATGCAAGCTATCAAGCCCACAAGCAAAGCTTCCCTGAAGCTGCAATGTCTGTTCGTAGCAAAAGGCAACATAGACGAAGCCACAAGGTTGTATGACTATTTCGCCAAGGACATGCCCGAACTTCCTGACTATGACCCTGTGGAGCCCACATGGATAGACAACACAAAGGATATGGCAAATGGTCTGTTCGGTTGGATGAAGGAAAACCAATCCACCCTGGTACAAGGGTATGAGATGCTGCGCTCTATAGTACAGAACAGAACAATGCCGCCTATCACTCCAGCAGAGACAGAAACACCACTACCACCAATCAATTAACGTAACACGGCAATAATATGGAAAACAACATTCGACAGATAAGCTTCAACATCTATGCAAATAGTGACGAAGAAGCAGAGAGAGGACGGACAGCCATCATACAATTCATCAATGCTATGGGCCAGCATGGAGCAATGGTATCAGGCAACAAGATTGTAGATGCTGTGGCAAAGTTTAACAGCAGCCCATTCATAGCAACACAGATTATAAACTTCTTTAAAAAGTAATACACTATGGCAACAGAGAACAAATGTACTGGCAATTGCATGAACTGCAGTGTCGTTCAGCGTAACTTCTGCGCTTCACAGCTTGCATACAACAATATGCGACAGATGGAGACAATGCAGGAACAAATGGCAGAGATACAGAAGAAGATGGACTCCATGCAGGAGAAAGCTGCAGCAGCTCAGGAAGAACCAATCTTCAATCCTACTGCACCCAACATCGCATAAAGACATAGCGCAATAAGGGGATGGCGCAAAATAATAGGAGCCCCAAAATAATCAACAACACAAACACTTTTTTTATTATGAATTGTAACAACAATGGAAAGACATTTGTGGTCTCATTGACTACAGTGCCAGGTGGAACAGCAGCAAACGCCAATTATTTGTTGGCCCTTGACCACTTTACCTGTGGCAATCGTAAACTCTGCACGCAGGAAGTATTCCCTGTAACTGCAGACCTGAAAGCAACACCCATCGGAAGCCCTGTCGATGTAGGCAACGGAACATTCTGTCAGGAGGTGCTTATTAGTGGCTCATGTACCTACATGCCATACACCTGTGGCTGTCAGTGCAATGTGTGCCCAAGAACAGAGAACATCTACACAACCATCTGTGTGCCATGTTCGTCAGCAGTAACACCGACATTGACAATCGGCACATCGCAGGCAGCACCAACCAACGTGCAGCCATGCTGCAATGTGACTAATGCCATTGCCATTACGACAACCCTTAACGTCACTACTGGCGCATAGTCTGTTAGAATTTTTTTGTTAGAAAATCATGATAAAAATCTAACAAACATGTGGATTGATATTGCAAGTATAGTATTTGTCTGTGTGACCGCAAACCACCTCGGACTGATAGAAGCAATCCAAACGGTGACAAAATGTCACCACTTGCCGATTATCAGTTGTCCGAAATGCCTTACCTTCTGGTCTGTGCTGATATACGGATTGTGGGTAGTCGGAATAACCGACATACCACTATTGCTTGCAATATCTTTCCTTTGCAGTTACCTTGCCTTATGGCTTGAACTGTTTGAAGCTTTTATAGATACCATATACATGAAATGCTATGAGACGATTTACGACCATACAACCGACACGCCTGCCACAGATGCCGATGAGGATAATTCCGCAGGCTCCGTGTCCTACATGCGGAAAAACAAAAACGAGAACAAAAACGTATAAGAAATGACAACAGCAGAAGAAATGAGACAGAAGTTTCAGGCCCTCTATAACATGATGGCCGCTTCGCAGAATGTAGCCTTCATGCACGCTTTTGGAAAGGTGCATAAGGAGATGATAGAATGGTTTATACAGAATAAGCCAGACCTTGCCCAGGAATGGATAGACAAGCTGGAGACTATCAAGTGGCACAACTACCTCACACCAAAGGAGGCAGAGAAGATTGTTGACAATATGCAGCCTTCTGCACCTTGGAGCCGCGAGCAGTGGAAGCAAGCAATGATGATGCACCAATATCCGACAGAGGAAGAGCCGTACTACAATTCATGCGCCTTGTGGGTAACCATGAATATGAAGATGTCTGACAGCAGCAATACTTTGAAGAAGTATGTTGACGATAATACCCTATTTGAATTGGTACACGCCCTGGCTATTGACAGTCTCAAAGACAAGGACGGAGTATTCAACATAAGAAAATATTTCGGGCTATGAACTACCGAGAGCTGCTGCGCCTGAAACTCCTTAGCGACACTCTGAGCAAGATGAGTGACGAGGAAAAGAAACAGTACCTGCAGCTCATGAGCAACGACAACCAGCGAGAGGTGCTGCAAGCCCTGAAAGGTCAGCAGTCGCAGCTTGATTATATATCAAAGCAGGTGGGGAGCCAGTCATGGTTGAGAGACTTTGCTTCTGATGTAGGAGCCAACTTCCTCACCGATGGTATTATATGGGTAGGTTCTCGTTTGCTCAGAAGGATATAACAAGCCATTACATTGCCGTGTGGCTGGGGTAGTAGAGTAATGTCTGCTGCCCCTTTATGTTATAACTTAAAAGTGAATAAAACAACATATTTATTACTTTTGCAGCAAGAAATAAGGTTTATGCCAAGAATAATGGAAGAAATAAGAGGATACGTTATAATGGTTGCAGGGGCTTTGTTCACATTGTTAGCTCCGATTCAAAACTTCATGTATGCTATGGTAGCACTATTCAGCGTTAACTTTCTTTTTGGGCTACTGGCAGCAAGAGTGCAAGGGGAGAAGTGGTCAACCAAGAAGGCATTGTGGTTTATTGGCCACAGTGCCATTTTCTTTGTCACAGCATGCAGCCTGTTTATTATAGGTCACCTGATGGGAGAGAAGGAAGAAGCAGTATCGGTAGTGAAGATACTCTGTTTCTTTGCGCTGTATATCTTCTCCGTAAATGTTTTACGGAACTGGAAGAAGATAGTACCCTATGGCAGCAGTTGGTATAAACTTGTTGATCTGTTGTATTACGTTCTGAGCGTTAAGTTTGTTGAACGCTTTGAATTTGTGAAGAAATGGCAGGAAGAGAGAAAGAAAATGCTGAATGAAGATAATAAATCCAATAATACCCTTTAAAGGCTTTGTCGCTATGGCGATATGGCCTGTAATCTTTATCAGGCAGGAGTATGCAGGCAGGTACACTGCAAAGTATGATAATCATGAGCATATACACCTGCAACAGCAGAAAGAAATGCTGCTGATATTCTTTTACCTGTGGTATGGTATAGAATTTCTGATACACTATGCAAAGTATAGGAGCAGGATGCAGGCATACAGGAATATATCTTTTGAGAGAGAAGCATACGCCAATCAGGGTAATGCAAATTACCTTAACGAGAGGTGTCTCTGGTCGTATATAAAATATCTATAACAAACAATACAAGACTATGAATTACAAAAAAGGAAGCACGGGAGAAGAAGTACAGCGCATACAGAATGCTTTGCACCTTATCCCTGACGGTGTGTTTGGTAAACTGACAGAGGAAGCAGTAAGAACATTCCAGGCAAACAACTATCTTAAAGTAGATGGTATTGTAGGCCCTGCGACAATGGCTATGCTCGGTATATCTCAGGCAGCAAAGACAATAAGCATTAAGAAGTCCAAGCGTTTCATTAATGAGATTATTGTCCACTGCACCGCAACACGCGAAGGCCAGGATATGACAGTAGAGCAAATCCGCAAAGACCACAAGATGCAGGGCTGGAGTGATATAGGCTACCACTATGTGATATATCGTGATGGCACCATTCATGAGGGCCGCAACAAAGACCTTGTCGGAGCACACTGCGAAGGACACAACAGTCATTCTATCGGTGTGGCGTATGTGGGTGGATTGGAGTATAGGCCCAATGTGCCATACATACAGCTAAAGCCGAAGGACACCCGAACACCTGAGCAGAAGAAAGCCTTGCGGCAGTTGCTGCAGAGCCTTAAGCTGACATATCCCGAAGCAACGATATACGGACATCATGACTTCAACAAGAAGAAAGCCTGTCCGTCCTTCGATGCACAAACAGAATACGCAGACCTATGAGCGACAATGACAAGACCCTCCGCATAATATTGTTGGGCCTGCTGATATTTCTGGTGGGTCTGATAATCTCTTTTGTTGCTGGCTATTGGGTAGGGCAGAAGGTGGAGCGTGCAGACATGATGCAGCACACAGATACCACCTATGTCACTATGTATGACACCATTCCCTTCTATTATCCTGTGCCGAAGGACAGCAGCGTAATAAGATATATTACACGCAGCTTTCCGTCAGAGCCGCAAGGCACACTAACAGACACGCTCTCTGTGAAGCAGGACAGCGTTAGTGTCACCATTCCTATTACGCAGAAGGTGTACGAAGCAGACAGCTACAGGGCCTATGTGAGTGGCTATGAGCCCAGCCTTGACAGTATCTTTGTCAGGGAAAAGACCGTCCGCGAGACTGTCACCATACCTGTAAAGCAGAAGCAGAACAGGTTTGGCTTTGGTGTTGGTGTTGGTGCAGGCTATGGCATCATAAACAAGAAGCCCGACATCTTTATTGGAGGTACGGTAAATATGCGTATCTTTTAATGAAAGTAAGAACTTAAAAGTAAAATAACCGTTTTTGTTACTACTTTTGCAGCATGAAAGAAGTGAAATTCAAAATATGCAAGCGTGACGTATATGAAGAGGTTGCCAAGACCACTGCATATACAGGAGCCAAGAAGGTAGATGATGAAGCCTCCTATGACCGTGTGTTTGTTGCAGATGCAGACCGCCTGATGCTTGAACGTTATTGGCGAGAGACCTGTAATGCTGTGACAGATGCCTTGAAGGAATTTGTTGTAGCAGTCAGCGAGCAGTCAACAATAAGCAGCAAGATAGACCTCGACAACAACTATGAGATAGAGCTGTCGTTGAGTGACCTATATAACCAGGCTCTGACAAGCAGCATAAGAGAAAGCCTGTTCAGTTGCTTTGTAGAGAGTGTTATCAGCAAGTGGTATGCCATTACCAACAAGGAAGAAGCTCAGGCAGCAGCCATCAATGCTCAGGCCCTGTTGGATGATGCAGTCCTTAAGATAGGCCACAGGAAGGTCGGACAGGTTAGGAGACCACTTAATCCATTTTGATTCTTTTTCATACATAAATACATACTTTTTTTTAGGCCAATAATAGTAAATAATGTTAATTGCCGCAGCACTTG